TGTGTTACTCCTTTGCGTCTTGTGGGACGAGTTCTTTGAGCATGCGGACCTTGCCTTCAAGGTAATTCATGTAACTCTGCTGCTCCACTGATCTTGCCTTCAGTGTGTTTTGCAGGTTCTCAAGCATGGTTACCATTTCGTCAAGCCGCACGCGCATGCGGGACAACTCATACCAAGCAAAGTCGTCCGTGACGCCGTGGGAAATGATTTCTTCTTTATCCACGCTTGATCCCCCTCGGATCTTGGACGACTGCCTCAACGCTGTCGTCGTTGATGATGCGGAACTCGGTCCCGTGGATCTTCAGCCGCGTGCCCGAATTGGGACGAACCAGCACAAAGTCACCCACCTTGCATGAAGGTCTACTAAACCGCTGTGGATCTTTGTAGCAGTCTGGTCCCATCTTTACCACCCACAATACAGAAGACAAAAGCTCCTCATACTGCATGGTTTGGCCTGCTTTGATCAGGCCACTTTCGTACTCTTGTTCTGCTTTTGGTAGGGCGCAAAGAATGTGGTAGGTCACCGGATCAGGCACTTGTCGGGCCTTTTCCTCGTCGGTTTCCGGCAACACGGTTGTGTTTTGGCCGTCGCTCAGGAGTAGTTCACTCATCGTCGTTTTCCATCTTTCGCACAAGGTCGGTTATGAAAGCATGAGCGCGTGAAAGACCCTGGATTTCACCCGTCATGAACTTGTACTCGGCATAGTCTTTTGCCGCACCTGAGATAAGCGCCTGCGCGATGGTTTCGCGGCGCTCTTCCAGTTCTTTAATAACTACGTCAAACGCAGTAGTCATGGTTACTCCTTAGCCTTGGGCTTTTGCTGCCGCATCATCTGCTGCTGAGCCCGTTGGGCGGATTGCTGCTGTTGCTGACGCAACTTCTGTTGGTGCATCTGCTCCTTGTGCTGCATGTCCTGCTGCATCATCATGGCCTTGGTGCGGGGGTCTTCGCCCTGGCTCTTTTGTGCTTCTAGTGCCAGTCTGGCTTGCTCAATCTGCAGCTTCCCCTGCGCAATCTGGAAGTCACGCTGACTGTCCGCTTCCTTGCGCTTCAGCTCCTCGGCCTTCAACTGCAGCTCGGCCTGTTTCATCTGAACCTCGGGGTTCTGCGCAATCTGCTGTGCTTGCTGCTGCTGGGCCTTCTGCACGTTAGTCTGCAGCAACTGCTGGGACGCCTGCGCCACGAGGCGACTGAGCTGAATCTCGGTGTCCTCATCCAACTCCGCATTAGGCGCTGTCATAGGCACGCCCAGTTGCTCTTCGATCTTGGCGCGGTAGTTAAACGCTACGTGCTGCGCAACGTGAGCCATGATGGCCCCCATCATCTGCTGCGCCATCGGCGTCTGCCCCAACATCTGCATGATCGACGGGTCTTGCATCATCGCCATGTGGGTAGCAATGTGCGCCTCGTGATCTTGGTAGATGAACGCCTTGGTCGGCTTACCCGTCAGGAACGCCATGTTCTCGCTGATAGGATCTTTTGGCGTCTGGTCATCTTCAACCGGGACCAGCTTTTCTGCGTTCTTGATACCCAAAACTTCCAGCATCTGCCGGTGAAGTTGAGGCAGGTCGTAGATCTGCGGAGCACCTTGGGCCAACTGCAGTGCAGCTTGATACTGCATGATCCGCTGCGCCATCGTGGCGGCGTTGGGATCAGACACAGGGATGACCTCCACCATGTCATAGTCAGACTGCTTGACCGACCGGTCCCCGCCTTCTGGTGTGTACGCGTAATCTGGCGGCAGGAAGTCCCGGATGATTCCCTTCAGGAGCTTGAACTCCATACGCAAGCTGGCGTGCACGCGGGCCTGCACTGCACTCATTGTCTTGAGCTGTCGCTCCAGAATCGCCAGCGTGGTACCCACCGGGGCTTGCGCCGACATGTCGCTGACCTTCAGGTCCGCAATAGCTGCCAGACGGCGACCGTCTTCCGTAATCTGCTGAAGCAAAGTCGCAAGAACTTGGCTCGGCTCTTTGTACGGCAGGGGCATGATGTTGTCCCTGACCGACCCGCTGGGAATGTCCACATCCCTGAACTCACCGGGGGCGATGGGCGTGTCGTCGCCCTTGATCCGAAGTCCGCGAGACTTCAGGCCACCGGGCAAATTTGACAATGTTCCGGCATCAACGAGCTGGCGAATGATGGAAGTGCCTGCTCGGGCGTAGCCGCCGATCAGATGGATGTACCCAAGTCCGTAGGCCCCGAACCCGGGAATGTACGTGTACTGCACAAAGTGTTGTCGCTTGAGTTTCTTGTCGTCGTCTTCGTTCCAGTTTCGTCGGATGGCGAGGACTGTTGAGGTTCCCCGCTCGATTGTGATGACGTATGGCAGTGGCACTTCATCTTCGTACCCCGGTAAGTCCCAGTCTACGTGGATCTCCAGCACCTGATACCGATCATCGTCGGTCAGCGTGTACCCTTGCTCCTCGGCTTTTTTCTTCTCAATGTCAGTAAAGAACCTGACAGGCTCGCCCAACTCCTCGTCCTTGTAGAACCCCGCTACCTGCAGCTTCTTGACCTCGTTCTCGGTCTTACGCATGACATGCGTCACGCGCTCGGCTGTGTACACGTTTGACGCCCCATAGGGCATGATGAGATCTTCAGCCGGGACAAACGGCGCTGCAGGCAATTCAGTGCTCGGGTTCGGGTAGATTTTCTTGAACGCAGCACCAGAAAGGCCAAGGGAGTACAGCATCCGCTCATGCTCGGACCTGTAGTCAATCATCCGCTCAGTCAGCATGTAGTTCATGTCGTCACGAACTCGTTCTGCTGCCTCTTCTTTCAGCCGGTCAACCGCCCCAATGATCTGCGTCTTGACCGGCCCTTGAGCCGGGAAGGTCTCAGTGATCATCTCGGACTGGAACCTGATAGTCGCTTCGGTCAGCAGCGGGCTGTACACCCCGCACGCGCCGTTCCACGGCTCAGTACGCTCCTCGTACTTCATGCCAAGGACCTCCAGCCCCTTGACAAACATATCTGTCCAGTCTTTGCGACTATTGATATCCGCGTCTACGAGGGAAACAAGGTCAGATGCCAGGGATTGAAGTTCCCCGTCGTCCATGTACTCAGCAAGATTTGCGTCAAATGTGTCCGCAGTCTTGGGTTCGGGCATCAGGTCGATCTCAAGTCCGTCCATTCCTACGCTGACGGACTCCGGGTTCTCAATCTCAATTTCAATGGCGGGCTCATCCGTCATGAGGCCCATATCGAGTGGGGCGAGTGCGGAGTCAAAGTTCGTAGCCATGTTGTTCCTCAGTAGTAAGCAGCCCTACGGCTGCTCTTGAAATACCGTACATCTTCTTTCTCGTCGGTAGGCAGTTGTACGAAACCACCCTGTCGGAACCGCATGAGTGCCATGACCGTGGAGTCCACCAAGTCGTCGTTTGCCATGAACGGGAACCCGGCAATCTCTTCCACAACCTCTTCAGCCCACCGTGTTTGCGGCACCCAGCACAGCTTTGACTGCACAATATCAGACACCGAGTTGAGTCGAGCGAGTTTATCCCCAGAACCCCTGTGCGGGGTGTATTCCTGCACGGGTAACCCAGAGCGCCGCATCTCTTGATACAGCGCCGTGCCGCTGGACTTCTTCTCCACGATAAACGAGTCAGGCTCCCACTCCTTGTACTCCTCCATCGCCAACCGCTTCAACTCCGGGAACTCCAGGCGTTTCTTGATGCTGTTGAGCAAGATGATGTTGTGGCACCCCTGCTCGTCGTTCATGAAGACACCCCACGTCGTCAACGCAGTGAAGTCCGCACGGTTATGGGACTCGGCAGCCGCGTCCAGGGACATGATCACGTACTCACATGGCGGTGGGGTATCGGATGTCCACTCCTGCCACCACTCCCGCTTGATGACCGACGCCTCTTCGGCGGTCGGGTTCTGCTGAAACTGCGCGTTCCACTGGAACAGCGGCATAGACGCCTTAGTCCGCAGCAGTGCAGGCACGTCATAGAACTCGGGCCACAGAGCCCTCTGGGAGCCATCTGGGCGGTCGAACAGGGCCGGGAACTCCACCACCTCATACTGGTCAGACTCAGGGTTCTGGGCCATGTCCCTAGTCACGCGCCCCGTCAGGTCGCTCAGGTGCCACCTTGTCTGGATGATGGCAACCCTACCCCCAGGCATCAGACGCGTACGCGCACCGTATGTGAACCACTCATACGCCTTGTCGAACACCTCAAAGTTACCGTTGATGATGTCCTGCTCATTGTGAGGGTCGTCTACCAGCAACAGGTCGGCACCCCGACCAGCCAACGCCGAACCTACGCCGCAGGCGTAGTACTCACCCCCGACGTTTGTATTCCACCGACCCGCTGACTTGCTGTCTTGCGCCAGGAACACCGTAGGATAAACTTGTTTGTACGCGTCGGTGTCGATGATGTTACGCACCTTGCGCCCGAAGTCCACCGCAAGATCTGACGTGTGCGAGACCATCAACACCTTCTTGGTGGGGTACTTACCGATGAACCACGCGGGGAAATAAATCGACACGAGCTGGCTCTTGCCATGCCGAGGCGGGATGTTCACGCACACACGGTCTTTATCGCCTTCGGCAATCGCCATCAGCATGTCAGCCAGTATACGGTGGTGCTTACCGACCTTGTAATCCGGTTGGATGTGCTTGCAGAACTCAATCAGGTCGTCCCGACAGTGCTGGGCTTGACGCCTGGAAGCCAAGGCTTCGGCAATTTGCAGGATTTCTTGCTGCTCCGACGAGTCAAACTGCTCGATATTGGCAACCAGAAGGTCAATATCCTCGTCTGACAGGTCGTCAAACGTATCCGCAGCTACTGCAGGTGTCAATTCAGCTCTCCAAGCTCTGCGTCAAGGTCTACAACCAGCGGAGCGTCGGAATCAACGACGTTTACGTCTTCGGCATCACTTTTTAACGCTTTGGACCGCAACGCATCGAGCTTTTCACGCAACGATTGCTTCAAATCGTCTGTCGAACGGTGGGTAACTGTCACTTCTGAGCGTTCTGTGAAGAGCCCGACGTCAGAAATCTTGCCCAACAGCTCCAACGCACGTATACGCACACGTGGATCGGGGTTTGAGGACTCCAAAAGCAGCTTGTTGGTGACGAATTGACGCACCTGTACCGCGTTTTTCACCACGGCGTGGCTGAATTCCTGCAGTGACTCGTCCAGTTGGAGGATTACGGCGGGGCGTAGGGACGAAAACTTGGCCGTGTTGACCATTCGGTTGGTGGATTCTTCGTTTGCAGCGAACGCGTGCATCAAATCACCGACAACTTTGTCGTCATCCGGCAGTGGAGCGAGCATTTCAGCGTCCAACCCATGCTCCGTAAGTACCCGCAGGGTGCGGCAGGCGGCAGAAGCACGCTCACGCAACGTGGCATGAGGCATCCCCTCAGGGGGAACGATAACCCCGAGATCCGGCGTGATGACCAATTCAGACGTGTCTGACATATCTCTTCGCAACTCGGCATGGAACCAAGCGTGATGCGGAACATACCATAAAAAATTGAAAACGCAAGGAGGTTGGGACTCCTACCGGGGGGTGTTCCCAAAGCCAAACGTAAAAGTTGGGCTTTGCGGGCGCAAATTAGTAGCACATACAGCGGCGATGGTACCAAACAGTATTTAGGGGGGCCGGGTACGGGTGGGTAATTGCATGCCACACTGTTGCGATCAATTCGTGCTATCCCTTGCGTAAACATGTCACCACGCTATAGTTCGACCCATGGCGTCACCGACCACGACGTCACGTATCAGGGTTACCCTGGTGCAACATGGTCGATTGATTGAAAGGATCAATCATGGCTACCAAGAAAAACGCTCTGGCTGTTGCAGCCGAGACCCTTGTTAACGCTAAGCCTGCCACACAGTCGGCAGATGATGCGTGGATTCCAGGGACTGAGGGGTTCACCCTCGGCAAGTATCAACTTGCCAGTGACCCCGAGATCGTCCAGACCGTCGGTTTGGCCATGAAAGCCACTGATACGGCCACGTCCATCTGGACCGTGTTGTCTGACATTCTGTTTGGCAGGGGTATCAAGGCCGCGATGCTGGCGGGTAAAGACGTGGTCGACGAAGTTCGCGCCGAAGTTCTGGACCTTGTCACTGTCACTCGGTTTGGGAACTACATTGCGGCTGAGACCGCAGCGGGTGTGAAGATATCGGCCGTGGCCGATATCAAAGCATTCAACGATAAGAAGTCTTTGCATTGGAAACTTATGAGTGCAGAGCGCCGAGAACTTGCGATTAGCCGCGACAAACAGATCGGCTCCTACATGGACCGACTGTTGGAACAGTTGCGTAAGTTGGACGGCACAACTAAAAAGAAAACCAAGACTGTCCTGACGGTTGAAGAGCAATATCTGGACCTTTTGGCTCCTGTCCTACTGTTTCTGCAAGGGATCGACCAGACCAAGGTCGACCCTAAGTTCGACTGGACAGAAGAGTTCGGCGTAATCAGCGCCGCAGTGAATCGAGCCAAAAAGGCCAAGGCCCTGTCCATCGGGCAAGGTTAAACCCTCACCCTAGAAAGCCCCGCTTCGGCGGGGCTTTTTTTCGTCCCTACTCGGTCAAATCACCAGCAAAACATACCAACACACCACCGCCCCGCCTGGGGCA